TTTTAGTATTGTCTTTGAGCTGTTCCATTAAAGTATCACCAATGGCCTCGCGGATATAACATTGCACAGTGACTAGGTTGATACCGTAATGCTTAGAAACATCTTTAGTTGTACAGCCTTGTTTAATCATTTTGGCTATTTTTGGCCGATCATCAATCAGCCTTTCTCTGACTGTTGGCTCTCTACCTGCTCTGTAAGAATGAGGGTTAGCCAGCAATGCCTTTGTATGCTCTCCTATTGAACGCATCAAGCTACCCCTATGATGATAAGGAATCCATGAATAACGCCAACAGGCGCGATTAGAAGGTCGATAACGAACATTGTCGCGTTGCCTTCTTCAAAACTTGTAATTAATGCAGTGAAATATGAAATTACAATTGTTATATACATTAAAAACATTGCTACGCCTGAAATTATATCGCTCATTTTTATTACTCCTTTGGGGCTTTCGCCCCGTTCTGGTTTAAAGCCCTAAGCTCTTGATGATAGCCAATACTTTATTTCTTCTCTTTACTGCCGTTTCATTTACATCGCCAGTAACTTTGTTGGTTGCTAGGGATACATCAAAATTTACCGTTCTGTAAGATTCTATGTTGTTACCGTTTACGCCTGATATTTTAGCTTTGCAGTATTTTGGAAACTTAGCCGCTAATGCTTCTGCTGCTGCAAGCTCGCCCATCGGAAAGTTAAAACTAATTGAATATTCCGCATCTTCAAAAGATAACTTGCCATAAGTATCGTTTGAGCCATCTATTGTATGTGGGCGCATTGCGTTAGCTTCTGCTATTAGCTTGTCTAAATTATTCATGTTTTCGATCTCCTGATCTTTAGTTGGCTTGGGGCTTTCGCCCCGTTTAAATTAAATTCTACTGGCTATGCTTTCTTCTACTAAGCTTTCCCAAATATTACGGGCTGTGCCTTCTTCAGCGTAATCTTGAAAATCTTCAGGGCAGCTATCGCAGTTGTATTCCATACCTTCCATCATATCTATGGAACAACACTCCACTTCACAAAGACTAACGCTATATTTTTTAGCTATATCTTCCAAAAAAGTATCTTCAATTTTACCGTTGGATTCTAAATCACTTATCATCGCGGCTTTAAGTTGTTCACTTGAGTATTTCATTTTTTGAACTCCTGTTCCCTAATTGGTATAGCCATTATTGCATGCTTACTACACAGACGCAATACTTTTTGTTTAGTATTTATTAATTTATATTACCTATTTGTAATTAATTTTACTTTATTTCAGGCATAGAAACCCCACTATCCACACCCTGCTATGTATCACTGCTATAGCTTTAAGGCTTTACTGAATAGCTAATCCACACCCGCGAGGTTTAATTCGCCACAATCAACGGCCTGTTACCAGCTATAATGATTGCCTGCTCCCATAATTAAATGAGGCTTTTAGTGACCGAGTTGACAGGGGTTAAGTCATTGCTTGGCTTTAGGTCTGTTTTGGTTGAACGCGAAAACGACTGCACAAAATCCGCGAAACAAGAAAGGTTTTCAATATGAGGTAAATGTTATAATATAACAATTGTCGGATATTGGTGAACCGTACCTGTTTTACTGTTTATCAGAAGATGTTGGTCGCATCGCCCGATAAAGATTAAATACTAAACCCTGTTCTGATTTTGGTCAAGCAGGGTTTTTTATTGTTTGTAAGTTTGGACATTCTTGGATTACACTGGACGCATAGGTGCTTACTCCCACCTATTATTTGCTACTTCTCATTTTTGCCCGCTTATCCTCCCTAGTATAAAGCGGGTTTTTTTTGCCCTTAATTTAACATTAGTTGTTGATTGTTAAACAGATCAAGTTTAGAATGTATGGACTTAATAAAAAAACAGGAGTTTTAAATTGTTTAAATATTTTGTAAAGGAGCTATTAACTGGTGCGGTTGATGGAAACTATACCCATAAAGATGCTGCTGAAAGTATGGCAATACATCTTGCAGATAAATGGATGGGTAGTTGTTGGGGCGTGTTTTCGTTCCATGATGCGAAGCACAACCAAGCAAGAACGCATTTTCATGTAGATGAGCCAATGCCTACCCTTTTAAGAGAGGCGTATGGCGAAGAATACAGCCAACAAAAACATTAAAAACAGGAGTTTTAAAAATGAAAGTAGATGAGAATCGAATAGTATCAGTGATTAAAGTTATGCAGGCCTTAACGTTAATTAACGATACATTCACAGTTAAAGATTTAAAAGATAGATGCTCCCCGATAGGCGGTACGTTAACTACAGTCTTGGTTAAATGCCCACAAGTAGAAAAGCTTTCAAATGGTCATTACGCATGGATTGGCGGGGATATTGATTCTGAAGTGGTTCAAGCTATTTATGCTGACTATCAAGCATTGCGAGATAGTTACAACAAAAAACCAGAAGTAAACCCCGATAATATTCTTGATGATATTTATTCGCTTAATCAACTTACAGCCATTGCTATGGATTTAGCTAGTGAGATAAAAAGCCTTAATCAAGCATTTGATATGAAATCATCTGATATTGTTACTTATCTAGCAAGCCTTAAAGGTGGTGACAAATGAGAAGCACAGAAGAATTATTAGCCGAATGTATGGTTGAGTGGACTAAAGGCTATACGGATTGTCAGAAAGGCATTCCCCATAAAGAAGGCCAATCAAGTGAGTATGATCGCGGTTATGGCGATTGTTACCAAGAAGAAGCAATACAGGAGTATAGATAATGAGTGATTTAAATACTTTGTTAGTTAGTGTTCAGCAGAACCTAAAAGCGCCTAAAGGCCAGTTTAATGCGTTTGGTAAATACAAATATCGTAGTTGTGAAGACATTTTAGAAGCTGTTAAACCGTTACTTGGTGAAGCATCTTTAACCATATCAGATGAAATTGTTGCGGTGTTAGATCGTGTTTACGTTAAAGCTACGGTAACTCTAACATTAGGTGAGGCTACAACCAGTGTTAGCGCATTTGCTAGAGAGTCATTAACAAAGAAAGGGATGGATGATTCTCAAATAACTGGTACGGCCAGCTCTTATGCTAGGAAGTACGCTTTAAATGGATTGTTTCTAATTGACGATACCAAAGATGCAGACACGATGGACAACTCTAAAGTAGAAGCTACGTTCAAGCTAGATACACTGGCACAGTCATGGATTAAAGCTATTAACGATGGAACTAATAAGCTAGAAGAAATACAAGACCCTGAGTATAGAAAGTTCATCGCAAAGGAGTTATTGAAGTGAGAAAGATAATAACTGACGTTGAACAGGGTTCACCAGAATGGCTTCAAATGCGCTTAGGCGTGATAACAGCATCTAAGTTTAAAGATGTTATTTCTAGTGGTCGCGGCTCTGCTCCGTCTAAGACCCGTCAATCATATATGTATCAATTAGCTGCTGAGACTGTAACAGGGCAAGGGCAAGATTTTTATTCTAATGAATTCATGGTCTGGGGTACTGAGACAGAACCCGAAGCCAGAACAGTTTATGAATTGAAATCAGGTAACAAGGTTAATGAAGTGGCATTCGTCAAGCTAGATAATTTGAATGTAGGTGTATCGCCTGATGGGTTAATTGGTGAAGACGGTGGTATTGAAATTAAATGCCCGAAGACTTCAACGCAAATAGAAACATTCCTAAGCGGTAAAATGCCTTCATATCATAAGGCACAGGTTCAGGGCTGTATGTGGGTTACAGGTCGAGAATGGTGGGATTTTGTATCATATGACCCAAGAATTGACGGGGAAGCTAGTTATTTCTGTCAACGAATAGAGCGCGATGAAAACTATATAACTGATCTATCAAAAAAATGCGTAGAGTTTCAAAACGAATTAGAAGAAATCATTAATAAACTAAAAGGGTAATATTATGAAAATCGGTGTAAGTTTAAAAATAGACGTTAGTAAATTGGATAAAGATCGTTTTTTTCATGGCAAGAATGGCGCTATCTATGCAGATGTAACAGGTTTTATTGATGTAGAGACAGAAGACCAATACGGTAACAATGGGTTTTTAACTCAATCATCATCTAAAGAGGAACGCGATGCAGGCTTAAAGTTGCCCATCATTGGTAACTCAAAGATATTCTATAAAGACTTAGCGCCTGCTGCTTATAAAGCGCCTGCTGTAGCACGACCAGCTAATATACCTAGTCCATCGCAGAACTTTCAAGCTCCACCAGCACCATTAGATGATAACTCGGATTTACCTTTTTAGCATGAAGGTTAATTTAATAAAGCGCAGTGATGGCCTTTTGGAGCCATACGATAGCAAGGCCGTTGAGATAATTGACGGTCTTGCTTATCGACCCTATGAGTTTAGCGTTGATGAAGTTAGGGGATTGAGCCAGAACGCTATCAGTCATGTTTGGTACAACCGTATTGATAAACAATTATGTACAGAGATTGGTTCAACTAAGCGAATGTGCAAGCTTCACTATGGCGTTCCTATTCTACGGGGTGAGGATGAAGGCTTTAGGAATCTATACGACAAGGCTTTTAAAAACATTCTAAGCTATGAAGAAAAGCTGAAAGCTATGGATTATCTACCAGTGACAAGGTTGATGAATAAAGAGCAAATGTCTAGGTACTTAGAAGCGATACAGGTTCACTATGCAGAAATGGGGATTATACTAGAGTGATTAAGGAGATAAGCGATGGATGATTTAGCTGAAGGTCTGAACAGAAAAGAAGATGCAATAATTGATGATTATATTGAGATGCTTAAAAGAACGAGCACATCTATATTGAAAAAAATAAAGGAGCGAGAACCACTTCTCTTTGCTCATATGATGTCTGAAATGGCGTTAATTTATCGAAGTGAAGAAGAACTTAAAGCGTTGTTTGAATGAGAATCATAGACGTATCTAAGCCTATTAACGGGTGGGCTGTATTAGGTAGAAAGTTCGTCTATGTAGATTGGCACAATGGTGAAAGGTCGAGAATCAGCAGAAATAAAGTAACTCTAAAGGATGGTATTTTGTGGCTAAAGCAATCGGAAAGCTAGTAGACCAAGCGGCAACACTTTTACAGAAATTAGTCAGATTAAAAGCTGCTGATGATAACGGCTACTGTCAGTGTGTCACTTGCGGTAAATTCGACCATTGGAAAAATATGCAAGGTGGTCATTTTATACCTAGAGGCAATGCAGCAACTAAACTGCTTACCGAAAACGTGCATCCTCAGTGTAAAGGCTGCAATGGGTTCGCTATGAAACATGGTGACGCAGCTCATAGATATACTCTGTATATGGTTGATATGTATGGAAGGGCTGAAGTAGATGAAATGCTAAGAACTAAGCACAAGCCGTTTAAATGGTTTCGGCCAGATGTAGAAGACATGATTAAAGATTTTAAGCAGCAGGTAAAAGAATTGGAGTCTAAATTGTGAGCGCATTAAATCAGCAGGAAGGTGGAACGCATTATAAAAATCTAGAGATTCAGCCAGTGGAGTTTATTACAGCCAATGAGTTGACGTTTTTAGAGGGCTGTATTGTTAAAAGAATATGCAGGCATAGAGATAAAAACGGTGCTGAAGATTTAAGAAAGGCCAAGCATGAGATTGATTTAATCTTAGAAATGGAATATGCACAAAAATAAACAAGGGTGTATAATACGGCTATGGAAACAGATAATAGAACATTTGCACAATTCACAAAGGCTAAGTTAGGCATGGGCGCTAAAGAGTTCTGTGCGCTTGTTGGAAAGCCTAGAGAAACATTGTACTGGCAATGGAACAATCCAAAGACTAGGCACAAGGTTAAAGACCTAATAGAGGAAGTTTACTTCACTAGGTACAATCAATTATGAGTGAGTGGCATGGCGGCAAAGGTTCAAAGACAAGACCGAATACAACGCCACAAGCAGAGCTAGAGCTTCGTGATAGGCTATGGAGAGCGCCCGAAGCTGATAAGCCTGCTATCTTAGAGCAATTAAACAAGTTAGTAGAAGATCGTAAAGCTCATGGTTTATACAGTGGAGCATTTTATAAGTGAAATATTCACCAAGAAAGCAAAGACATATCAACGCTATTAAGCGATTAAACCGCAGACGTAGGATTAAGCATGGCAACACTAGCAGAACAGCTTAAACAAGCTAAAGCAGAAGAAGCTAGAGCAGATCAGTTAAACGCTATTATTGATGATGTTGCTAATGAGTTAATAAACGGCAATCCAAAGCAATCAGCACAAGCGTTAGAAAACTTAGCTTATTTCTGTAAAGCCAGTGAAGACTTATTCATGCAGATGAGAAGGTTAGCAGTAACTAAGGCAATAGCTCAAAGTGATGAACTATTCATAATGGAAAAACTAAAACTAGCAGAGCAGGATAAAAGAGATGAGCGAAGAATCAAACATTGAACAACCCGTCAAGCGTACTAGAACAGTTAAGCCAAAGGTCGAGCCAGTAACTAGAGAAGAATACGAGAAGCTAAAGGCTTGTATTGAGAAGCTAGCGGTAATGACAGGTCAGGGGAATATACTAAACGAGTTCGGTTTAGAGCGATGGGTACCAAGTAAAGCAGACACAAGACGCAAGTGGTGATTATATGGCAGCAACAGTAGCGGCAAAGAATAGAAAGGTCAGACAAGACGCTTTACGCGAGATGCTTTCAAAGAAGTGCACTGTTGAGCAAGTGCTTAATAATGTTATGAAAATGGAAACACAGGGTGCATCAATGGAAGGGCAAGAACTAACAGCCCTAAAGTATGCAACTGACGCTAGATTAAAGCTTATCAATAAGTATTTGCCTGAGTTAAAAGCCAGTGAATTATCTATGATAGATGAGGACGGTAAGACTACAGGCTTTAAGGTGACGTTTAGCGATGGACAAAGAGATAACGATACCGCCGAAGTTTAAAGGCTTTGCTGAAAAGCATAGATATTGCGTATGTTACGGGGGCAGGGGTTCAGGCAAAAGCTGGTCTATTGCTACGCTATTAGTTATTAGAGCATTACAAGAGCCTACCCGTATTCTATGCGCTAGGGAGATACAGAAGTCTATTATTGATTCATGCTTACAATTACTAGCTGATACTATTTACAGGCTAGGCGTTGAGTCTGAGTTTGATATTCAAGGGACACAAATACTATGTAAAAACGGCTCTAGGTTCTTATTTGAAGGGCTACGCTCTAACAT